TTTTGGTGTCTTGTAAAATAAGTTTTTGGATCTCCAATCTTAGCTTGGCTCATATTCCTCTCATATTCCAAAGGATGTATGCAAGTTTTTGTCTGATGGTTGTAATAGGCTTGTTCGCCTTTGTCGATGATTGTGCCAGTAATACCGCACTTCATCTGGTAGCTGAGTGTGATTAATTCGTGCATGGGTTTTTTGTTTTGGTTGTAGAATGTAAAATTAGGAAGTTTTTGGATATATTTAAAGTTTTTAGCAGGTTTTTTGTTAAGGAAATCATAAAAGATTTTTGCTGGATTTTTGCGTACTAGATTTTTGCGAGGTTTTTGGGGAGTTTTTGCATAGGGTTTTTGGCAGGTTTTTGGGTGCAACTGGTTTTTAGTTGCACATTTAACCAGGTTTTGCCGATATACAAGGGCAAAGCATAGCTAAAAGGCTATTAAAGGCACTTTTAAGGCTTGAATTTGGCGTATTTATTTAAATTAGTATAGACATACGAACATCAAAGATAGTGGCTAAAAACGTCTTATTTTGCTATATTAACAAAAGGTCGTATTAATTTCCAATCGTATAAATTTAATTCGTTATCGTTTTGCACTGAAATAGTGTAATAAGTGCCAACGATACCAAAGTAAAGGCGGTCATTAATTAACATTAGCTTTTTTGTATTGCAAATGCTTACAACCTCAAAGCCGCTATTAATAGCGTTTAAAATGTCTGTTTTGTTCATTGTATTTGATTTTGGTTTATACGGACAAGTATAGGAACTTGTGCCGTTTCGCTTATTGAAAGCTCATCAGTAAACCTTTAAGCCTTTGACCAGGTCCAATTCATACAACCTAAAGCATAATATTTTACGCCATCAACTAAAATAGGTTTGCTTGTGTCTATTGCTTCTAACTTGCCGTCCCAATAAACTTTTTCTATAATAACGTCGTAAAGGTCATCGTATTCATAAAAAGAAAAACTGCACTCTTTTGCTTCTTGTTCGCTACCAATTCCCTTTAAAATCTTTTTAATATTGTTTATATCAAATTGAGGACATTGCCAGCCATTCCAAAGTTGACCAAATGTAATTCCCTCAAATTGTTCAAACCCTTCAGCCGTTTCTATTTCAAATATTGTTTTTTCCATTTTGTTTGATTTTGTTTAAGATAATTGAGCCCCAAATTTTAAAAGGTAAGATTGTTTAAATGTGTGGCAACCTATTTTAATATCGTTGCCTATTTCGTTAACGCTATAATTTAAAACTTTGTCGCCAACGCTTAAAGAACCATTTTTTATACTTTGGTACAATCTTTTACCCAATTCTAGCGGTATTTGTACGGCTTGAGTTGTCTCAATTCTATTCTGATTGATACGCAAAAAGTCATATTTGTAATTAGTGTAAAGCCTTGAGGTCTCAAGATTTAACCATTTTTGTATTTGCTCTTTAAATTGTTTCTTTTGCTCTTTTAATCTTTTTTGCTCCTCAATTTTTGCCAATTCGTTGGCTTTATATTGGTAGTCTAAATATTGGCTTTTGTCCTTTATAGATAAAACAGCTTTTAGCGTTTCGGGTATTTCAATACCAAAAAATTGTGCATATTTTACAGCTTTGCTTTCTATATTAGATATATAATTTAGATACAACTCTGGCTTCCTGGCTGTTTTTAATTTGCTGGCTCCGTGTAAAACAGCACAATTCAACCAATCATTAAAATTATAAGCGTGCGAGCTGTTAGGGTTTGAACAATGAATAATATTATCATTTTTACAACTCATATAAACGTTTCTTATATGCTTTGCGGTTGTGTTGCTGTAAGTCCTTTCAGTAAATAAAACAGCTCTTTGCCCTTGCTCGTTTACTATATGCTTTGCAATAGGAAAATGAGAGCCATAGCTGTAAATAGTTGAGCCATTAAAGTACATTGTGCCATTGCTAGTGCGCCCGCTTTCTTGCTCCTGGTTTGCCCACTTATGGCAAAGTTCTGATGTTGGTAATACGTTTCTCATTGTGTTAAGTTTAAAGGTTTATTGGTTATTATATTCGTTTTGATAAAATTCAGCCGTCTCAATTATTTTGTAGATTAGTTCGTCATCTGTCAAGTAAACTAATTCCGAGCTGTCAAACTCATCAGTCTGTAAGCTTTCTAATTTTTCGACTAAAAAACGTCTTGAAATCTTTTCTGTTTGTTTTTTTAATTGGGCTAACTTTTGTTTGTAGCCTAGTTCATAATCATGTGTTGTCATTGTATTAAGTTTATTTGTTTGTAATTTCTTGCCATATTGTTTTGGCTAATGTGATTAATAAAGTACCGATAATAAGGTACAAAGCAAGGTCAATGATGTTCATGTTTATTTTATTTTAGTTATTAAATAATCAGATACAAGTCTAGCTATATTACCTAAGATTAAGGTAACTAAAGCCAATGTGTAAAGCTGCATAAAGTTGTCTAAATGTTGCATATGTTTGTTTTTGTTTGTTATTAATAGATCCTAAAGATAAGGGATTAATAAATACAATGTGTAAATATCTTTAAATATTTATAAATTATTTTCATTTTTCATTCGTACTGGGAATGCTAAATTCTTTAGCAAAGTATTATATTATCCATTGTTTAATACCTAATTTAATATTAAATAAATAATAGTATATTATATAAGTAGTAGTTATAATTATATAATTACTTATACTATTATAGTAGTAGTAGTATATTAATACAATAGTGTCAATGGTTTTTACTTTTGCCGTTTGAGTGCCTTTGCAATCATTAAATATTATCCCTTAATTTAGCGGACACAACCAACCAAAATGATCCACCGAAACGATAGGGCACAAGTGCCAATAATATATATTATGTTAAATAGTAGGGGACAAAGTACCCTTTTCAATGTTCCACCACTGAAGCCCTCCCCCACTCCACCCCCTACCCTGTTTTTTAGCGTAACCGATAGGGTAGAGCCCTTGTGCCCCCCAAAATTCTGATATAAAACAATGATTTTAACATTTTTAAACATTTGACATGAAAGATACGTTACTTTAGCTTTTGCACTCAAGCATATTAAGAAAGGCAAGAGAATGCTTAAACGAGCTGCTAAGACTAGAGGATTGCGTAGGATATGTCGAATACTAAAACGAGGATTCTAATGAAAGATACTTATGGTAAAAAGGATTACACCTGTAAATGCGGTACAGTTACCGAAGGATACGTGTGGTTTAGTCAAATCAAGACTACTGAGTTTGAGTGTACTAAGTGTGGCAAATGGCTTGGTCATGAGAACTTAGAGAAGAAGGCTACTACTATTATTTCAATACGCACACCAACCAAAAACCGATAATATGAATTGGAATTATGATTTACCTAAAATTAAAGGGAATTACATTTGCGACTTAGGAGCTTACGGAATTAGATTAGCTTGGTTTGATGGATTTGAATGGATTGCAATGTGGGGTAGTGAAAAAGTTTTAGTTTACGGATGGATAGAAATACCAAAACACATATAATATGAACGCACAATTCAAAGAAATAGCTAAAGAGGCTTTTATCATAGCCTATAAGGAGAACTTTGGCAATATCACCATATCATGTGAGGCTTCTGGAGTCGGTAGGACGCAGTATAAGACTTGGTTGAAGGATGATCCTGACTTTGCTAAGAGATTAGCTGAAATCGAGCCTGAGGAGATTATGCTTGACTTTGGCGAACAAAAGCTAATGGAGAGGATTGCTAGGGGTGACACCTTAGCAACAATGTTCTTACTGAAGACTAGAGGCAAGAGAAGAGGATATATCGAGAAGACTGAGGTTGCTCATGAAGGAGATGTGGTTAAGCAGATTACAGTCAACGTAGTTAAACCGAATCAAATTGGAGATATTATGAAACAAATAGACGGAGATGAGCACAAAGCGTTACCTGAAGGTGAGATAATCAACTTTGATACGCAAACAGAGCCAGGAATGGTCGTACCTGCCTACAAGGCAGGAGAAAGTGATGAAATCCCACTTTATAACCATGATAAAGGCGAATTATTGGATATTAATGAAGATGGTGAGTATGAGGAGTAGCTACAATGCCTCTATTTCGCATTTTAAGGCGATTCTACGGCTTTTAACCCTATGTGTAGTACTATGTATCCATTTTGGGATTGAAAGGCTTAAATGGGGCTTAAAATAGCAAAGTGCATAGACCCCCTACCTTTCTATAAAACCAAAAGTTTTCTATTAGTAAACTTCAGACCTATTTTTTAAAATTTTTCCTATGAACGTTACCACAAACGTAGTCTTTGAAATACTGCAAAACTCACAGAAGAGGATTTCCATCATGCAAGGAGGAACGAGATCAGGTAAGACATACAATGTACTTACATGGTTTATCGTTAAACTGCTCCAAGAGAAAGGAAAGACGCTGACAATATGTCGTAGCTCGTTACCATCCATCAAAGGTTCGGTAATGCGTGACTTTATTGAGATTTTGTCTAAGTATGGGCTTTATAGCGAAGAGAAGCACAACAAGACCGAGAATATCTACTTTTTGGGTGGGAATGTCGTAGAGTTCGTTTCTACTGACCAACCGCAGAAGATTAGAGGTCGAAAGCGTAATTATCTGTTTATAAACGAGGCGAATGAGGTAAACTACGAATCTTGGATGCAGTTGTCCCTTCGTACAACCGAAAAGATAGTTATTGACTATAACCCTTCCGATTACTACTCTTGGATTTACGACAAGGTCGTTCCGAGAGAAGATGCTGACTTTACGATTACGACTTACCTAGACAACCCATTTTTAGAGAAGGGGATTGTGGATGAGATTGAGAGGCTTAAAGCAGCCGACCATGAATATTGGCGAGTTTATGGTTTAGGGGAGAGAGCAATATCCCAAGCGACCATTTATACGCATTGGAAACGTAGAAGGAACTTTCCTGATGGCGGAGATACGTTTTACGGACTTGATTTTGGCTTTAACAACCAAACAGCCCTTGTTAGGGTTAAAAACTTTGATGGCGAGTTATTTGTAGACCAATTAATCTACGATACTAAAATGTCAACCGCTTTACTAATCGACAGGATGCGTTCTTTAGGGCTTGATAGGAACTCGGAGATATTTGCTGACCCTGCTGAACCAAAAACTATTGCGGAGGTTAATAAGGCAGGATTTAACCTAAAGTCTGCTATTAAGGATGTATATGCAGGAATTAACAAGGTTAAGTCATATCCTCTACACATCAAATCAGAATCTTTGGATTTGCTTGATGAGATTAAAAACTACAAGTGGAAGACCGATGCGGATGGCAACACACTTGATGAACCTGTGAAGTTTCGAGATCACTTAATGGACTCTATGAGGTATGCCATATACACAAAATATGCGAAACCTAAAAGAGGATGGGTTGTATAGCATAAAAATTTGTTACTTTTGTAAAAATAATATATAGCGTGAATTTAACGGACATACTAAAGGCAGCTAACCCTTTTAAACAAAAGGCAGCACCAAAGGTGACTTTCAACAATATTAATAAACCATTTGCGGATTTAGGAGGTTTATTAGTTGGTAGAACACTTTACCCAGAATTAGACCAGCAAAAATTTGTACTTGACTATAAAAACAATAGTGAGGTATATGCTATTATCAAACGTATTTCTAAAACTGTATCTACAGTTCCTTTCTATGTTTACCAAATCAAAAACAAGAAAGAGCTTAACAGATACAAGTCGATGCTTGATAACGCTACAAGCACAGCAGATATAGCAAAAGCAGAGTTAGTTCGTGTAAAAGCAGTTGCTGAGATTGCTGATTCACCTTTAAACGATTTGCTTGAAAAGCCAAACGAATATCAATCATTCTCTGAATTTATCGAGAGTGCTATAGGTTATAAACTTATTACAGGTAACACTTACATTTGGGCAAACAGACTTGCGAATGGTAAGGTTGCTGAACTTGTTACACTCCCATCTCAATACGTTGCCATTATTTCTGATGGTACAATAAATGGGGTTGAAGGTTATTCTTTTACGCTAGTTGGATGGGATCAATTAGATGCGAAAGACGTAATCCATCTAAAATACTTCAACCCTTACTTTGACACTAACGGTAATCAACTATATGGTTTGTCGCCTTTACAGGCTGCTTACAGAACTGTTCAGCGTTCTAACGATGCGAAGGATACATCTGTAGGTATGTTGCAGAATCAAGGACCTAAAGGTATCTTGTCTGCTGATGAATCAAATGATTTCGGACCAGAGGCAGCAGGAAAGCTTAAAGAAGATTTTTACAATCAGTACGGAACAAAAACTCAAGCTGGTATCTTAAAGAATGCTGGTAAGATTTTGATTGCAGGTGCAAAGTTGAATTGGATTAAC